GATCGCAGGCGACGACGCCGGGGGTCGGGACCACGTGTCGAAGCGCGAGGTCGACCGAGGCGCTCCGGCCGCTGACGATCGATACGCGCGGACTTCCGATGGGACAGGAGATGCGGAAGGAAACCGTTGAGGTCATCAAGCGGTCTTTCTTCCTCGACAAACTGACCCTGCCTCCCGCGCAAAGCGCAGACATGACCGCATTCGAGGTTAGTCAGCGCATCCAGGAATATATTCGCAACGCCCTCCCCCTGTTCGGCCCGATGGAAATGGAATATAACGGCGCGCTTTGCGAGGCCACCTTCGATGTGATGATGCGTGCAGGGACTTTTGGAAGCCCGCACGATATTCCGCAAACCATCCGCGGAGGAGACATCCAGTTTCGTTTTGAGAGCCCGCTGCACCAGGCCATCGAAAAACTGAAAGGCCAGACGTTCCAGGAAGCCCGGACGTATCTTGCGGAGGCCATAGCTCTCGACCCGAGTTCGGCGCAGATGATGAAAGTGCGTACGGCGCTGCGGGATGTTCTGGATGGTATTGGGGTTCCTGCAAAATGGGTGAACTCCGACCAGGAAATGCAAGCGCTGGACATGGCCGCTCAGCAGCGTCAGCAGATGCAGGACACGCTTGCCACTGTCAGCGCTGGTGCCGATACGGCGAAGAAAATCGGCGATGCCGGTGCGGCGCTGCAGCCAATGCTGGGCAGTTCTGCTCAAGCCAACAATCTTACATAGGCCATGGCAAAGTCTGAAAGAGTAAAGCGTTCTCACGCTCCGTGGATGCCTGCGCCCTATGGAGTCAGGGAAGTCGCCGCGATTCAAGCCATGCATCGGGGTGATGCGTCGGAAACTCAACAGCGGCACGCAATCAGGTACATCGTAGAAGTGCTCTGCGGGACGTATGACCTTCCCTTCAGGCCCGAGAGCGCGCGGGATTCGGACTTTGCTTCCGGCAAGATGTTTGTCGGACAACAGCTTGTAAAGCTGACAAAAATCAACCTCGAACAACTCAAGAAATTGGAGAAGACTCTATGACGGATGGGACTATTGCGACTGCCGGCGATAACACAGGAACACCGTCACCGGCTCCAGCCGCCTCTCCTTCGCCCGCGCCGGCTCCTGGTCCGGTGCCTTCTCCTGCCCCTACTGCAGCTCCCGCGCCGGCTCCCGCTCCTACGCCCAGCCCGGCGCCGTCACCTACCCCGGCTCCAAGCCCGACACCCGCTCCCACACCAGCGCCGACGCAGAAGCCCGGAACAATGGGCGATGGCAATGTCACGGATAAGCAACAGGCTGCGCCAGCCGACTGGCCCGAGAACTGGCGCGCGAAACTTGCCGGCGATGACACGGACACGCTGAAGCGCCTTGAGAAGCAATTCCAGACGCCCGCCGATGTGTGGAAGCACATGCGGGCGCTTGAACTCAGGCAGAGCGAGCTGAAGAAGCCCCTGCCGGATAATCCCACTCCTGAGCAGGTCGCAGAATACCGAAAGGAAAACAACATCCCGGAAGCGCCGGACAAATACGATCTCACCCTTCCGGAAGGCTTCGTCATTGGCGAGCAGGACAAGCCGCTCGTCAATGAATTCCTCAAGGACATGCATGCGGCCAACGCTTCGCAGGAAACGGTGAAGCATGCGCTTGCGGCCTATTACAAGCTCGTCGGAGGCCAGCAGGCCCAGATTGAGGAACAGGACACCAATTTCCGCTCAAGCTCGGAAGACGCGCTTCGCAACAAATGGGGTGGCGATTTCAAGCGCAACGTCAATATGGTAACCAGTCTTCTGAGCATGGCTCCGGAAGGCGTCAAGGATAGGATCCTCGGCGGCCGGACTGCCGAAGGCAGGTTAATGGGCGACGATCCCGGCGTGCTGGAATTCCTGAATGCGCTTGCACGCGAAGTAAACCCGGCTTCCACCGTGGTCTCCGGCGCTGGGCCGCAGGCTATCGAGCAAATCACGACCGAGCTTGCCGAGCTGCAAAAGAAGATGGGCGATAAGAGTAGCGACTACTGGCGCGGCCCCCTGGCAGAAAAGAACCAGGCGCGCTTCCGCGAGCTCGTCGATGTGCAGCAGAAGATAAAATCCCGCGCCGCCTGAGGCGCGACATACCGATTAAGCCGCAGGTGGGTTTGCTCACAATGAGTCCCCGCCTTCAGCTATTCCCCGGCGCTGACGCCAGCCCTTTCATGCCTACGCGGCCCGACGAGGTTACCGCGAGCATGTCCGGCTGTTCCCGAAGCAATGGCGGCTTATTCATAAACCCTCATTAACGGAGACATCAAGTGTCTGATACAGCATTCCAAATTCAATACCGACAGGAGTACATCGCTCAGTACGAGCAGAAACTGTCAAAGTTCCGCGCGGGCGTTGTGTCCGAGGCGGTTATCAAGGGTAACCAGGCCACCTTCCTCGTGGCGGGCACCGGCGGCGCTACCGCAGTTACGCGTGGCGTCAACGGCCTGATTCCCAGCCGTGCCGACAGCCTGACGCAGACGACCGCGACGCTTCAGGAATGGCACGACAAGCCCCGCAGGACCCAGTTCAACATCTTCGGGTCGCAGGGTGACGGCCGCCGCATCCTTCAGGAAGGATCGGTCAAAGTCATCAACCGCAAGACTGACGATTCGATCATCACGACCCTCACTACCGGCACCATCAACACCGGAACGGCGGCAACCGCGTCGCTCGCGCTCTTCTCAAGGGCGCTGGCGAAACTTGCCCGCGGGGATGTGGATGTTGATGAAGAGGAGAACATGTTCTGCGCAATCTCCCCTGCGGCCAACAACTATCTCCTGCAGGTGAAGGAGTATGCCAACTCGCAGTATGTGGACGTTCGTCCGTTCGCTTCACCTTCGATGGCCGGCCCCGCAGTAAAAATGCGGAGCTGGATGGGTGTCAACTTCTTCGTGAGCAACCGTCTGAGCGGCATCGGCACCAGCAACGAGAGTTGCCTGATGTGGCACCGCAACGCCATCGGCTATGCCGTCAATACCGGCGAGATGGAAGTGATGGCCGACTACAACAAGGAGGAGAGCTACTGGTGGGCACGCGCGAGCCTGTTCATGGGCCCTGCCCTCCTGCAGAACTCGGGCGTCATCATCATCGCGCACGACGGCTCGGCGGTCGGCTAAGAGACGTAACCGGCTGGCCGGAAGGCTGGCCGGTTTCTATTCACATTATTTTCCAGGAGTTCTTTCTATGTCTTACTCAACTTCAAATCCCCCGGTGATGCTGCTGCAGTCGATTGACGGCGGTGGCGCAAGGCGCATATGGCTCTACACGAGCACAGACGCCGATTCGACTGTCTACGCGGCCGGGTACTTCACCAATGGCCTTGAGCTCGGAATACAGAAGGGCGACATCCTGTTTTATGTCAAAACGGATACCCCTCAGCTGTATGTGCACGTGTGCACGGTCGCCACGTCGGATGCCGCTTTGGCATTTGGCTCAAGCCCTGCCACGTCGAGTTAGTAGCTTCGCAGGTTTCTAGCAACAGGGAGGGGCCGGCATTGCTGGCCCCTTTTTTCTTTAACCACCTTCAGGAGTCCCCATGGAAGCCGCCAAGATCGTGCAGCCCCTCATCGAATCGAAGTGCAAGAATTCCGAGTACTCGCGCAATATCTGGTGCGTGGTGCCGGAGATCAACGTGAGCGTGGAGCACGTGCTGAAGCCGCAGTACTGGGCGAACGTCGCCCATACGATGAGAATCACGGACCGCATTGAGGTCAATGCCGAGGACAATAGCTGGTTCGCCGAGCTCATGGTTATGGATGTCGGGACCCTCTGGGTTAAGGCGGAACTCATGCGCAAGGTGGAATTCGCGAAGCACGAGGTCACGAGCGGCGCTCAGGAAGAATACGTTGCGAAATGGAACGCCGGCGGCAAGTGCTTCCGGGTCATCCGCAAAGCGGACAATGCCGTCGTCCAGGATGACATCAAGAGCAAAGGCGAGGCGAATCTCTGGATCGCGAACCACACGAGAGACATGGCGGCATAAGCCATGTCCACAAGCCAACTCACCATTTACAACGGCGCGCTGCGCCTGCTGGGTGAGCGCAAGCTTGCGTCGTTGACAGAAAATCGCGAGCCGAGACGCGTTCTCGATGATGCGTGGGCGGACGGCGCGGTGGATTACTGCCTTGAACAAGGCCTTTGGACGTTCGCTATAAGGTCAAGCAAGTTTCAGAACGATCCGTCGATTTCACCCTCCTATGGGTACATGTACGGTTTCGGCAAGCCCAACGACTATGTGCAGACGGCGGCGGTGTGTACCGATCCCTATTACAATTTCCCGCTGACGCAGTACCAGGATGAAGGCGGGGTCTGGTATTCGGATTTCAACCCGCTCTATATCCAGTACGTCTCGAACGATCC